AGTATTGAAAAACTCAATAGCTTTTTGTTGATCGCTGGTTAACTTAGAACCCAACTTGACTTCCTCGTAGTATTTGCCCTTTAATCCTTCCAAATAGCTTTTAGCTTTTGCAATTTCTTCTTTATAAGCGAGTTTTTTACGCTTAATATCTTTTGGTTCATCAACTTCTTCATCTACACTAAAATTATCTTCAATTAAAAAATCAATTTCATCTTTTGTAAGATGTGATTTAGTTTGATTATAATATTGATATAATAAAGTTGAATCGTCTATGTTAGAATAATCTTGATTAATTTTTACATAATCTTCTAACGTTCCTCCAGTTTCATTCATAAAGTCTACAACTTTTTGAATGTTTTCTGGTAATTCTGTTGCTGTATCTTGTGCTGTTTGTACAGCTTCTTCTATTTCTTCCTTAAGTTCCTCTACTGGATCTTCAAGCTTAGGCTCTTCTTTTATTCCCGACTCTTCTTCTTCTATAACTTCTTCTAAAGTTAATTGCTCTTCTTGCTGTACTTCTTGCAATTCCACGTCGGCTTCTTGCCCATCTTTTTCATCCGTGCTGCTTCCGCGTAACACGCTTTCATCTGTGCTTTGTTCTTGAACGGCATCTGTTTCTGTTTTTGGTGGTTTACTTAAATCCACTTTATAAACACCATCTTCTAAAGATGTTTGTTTACCAGCATCCTCAAGTACTTTTTCTTCCTTTTCGGCTGCTGTCGGTGTTTCGTCTACAACGACGTCTTTATTTTCTTCCATGATATAATATTATAAAAATGTTTGCAGTTTTTTTATCTAGGCTCAAACTGCTCTAAGCCAAATCCACCCAAAGTATCAAATCCTGCAGATTCAAACTTTTTAGGTGGTTTATTATTTTTTCTTTGATCTATTAATTCAGATTGTTGAGAAGCTTGTATTTTTGTTCTTTGATCTTTCCTATCTTCTTTAAACTTCTCTTTATCTTTAATTACATTTAAATCAGCGTCTTTAAGCTGCATATTCATTTCAAACTCTTTTTGCATTAGCATCATTTTTATTTCAGCTTCTTTTTCTAATTTTTGTGTGTCTAATTGAGCTTCAATTTGTGCCAATTGAGCTTTACTTTGTGTTATAGCTTGTTGTTTTTGAACATCTGCTTGCGCAGCTGCTTGCGCAGCTTGTGCATTAGATTGTGTTTGCATTTGAATATTTTCTTGTTGTATTTGTCTATCCTGCTCAAATTTTTGTTTTCTCCTTAATTTTAATAATTGATTAGCAAGCTTTAAATTTCTTATTTCTCTAATATCAATAGCATCTTCTAAATTAATTTGTTCTTTTTGAAGAGACATTTGTATATTGTTTTCAAGTAATTGTTTTTCTTCTTCATCTGGCGCTAATTCTAAAAATATACCAAAATCATGCAGCTGTAATTTTTTCATATCTTCTAATGCACCTACATTAGATTTTCCTATAGCCTGTATAAATGATTTACGTGTTGGGCTATATTCTAATACATCTGATATTCTAAGCGATATTGCTTCAGCTGTTTTTAATGTAAGATATAACCCACCTTGCAATATGTGTCTTGTTGCTGTATTTGAATTTGCAGCAGCAATTTTTTGTAATCCTACTAATGCGTTTTTATCTGGTGTTGAACCATCTCTTGCTTCATTTAGCCCTGTTACATCACGTAACATTTGTAAATAATAATTATATGAATTTATTAAACTAGATATTTTAGCATTTGCTCCAGAAGATTGTAATTCTTGTACCGGAACTTTTCCGTTATTAAATTCACCGTCTTGTGTCATTGATCTACCAATAACTGATCCTGTTTGAAAATACATATTCAGTGCTTCTTGCGCATTGTAATTTGTGCCATTACCCAAATCAATTTCAGCAATACCATCAGCATCTAAATATACACCGTCTGGTACCATTCTTGATAATACCTGTTGTAACTTTAAATGAGTTATTTGAATCATATCAGCAAATGTTGTCATTCTACTAACAAGCGACTCAACTTTACCTTTATATATTCTCGGTGCAACTATATTATAACTAAACTGTGCTTTAACTGTATTTGACTTTGGTCTTGTCATGTTTTCAGCTAACTGCCATTTTAGTAATTTATTAGTACCAATGATTTTTGCGCCTTCATATATTACTTCAATAGTCCTTGATGATTTTTCAAATCTTGATCTTGAATCTTTTGGCGGGTCAAAAGTATCGTCTTTTTTAATTGCTTTCGATGCACCCGTTGACGTTTCTTTTATTTTATGCACATCATCTCTATATGTTTTATACTCAAAATATAATACATAAGCATATGCGTCATCTTCATTATCTTTACCAGCGTATGATTTGTTGTATAGTTTAACATTGGTTCCTTGCCCCTCTACATCTTTTCTTATATCTTCTTCTGTTAAATGTGGAAATTGTTTTTTTAAATCAACTACAGATACTCTTCTTATTTCACCCACATAATATATATCATCAAAATGAGGTGATTCTGTATAAGAATAAACCAAATCAGCTGGATCAACATATTTTATATTTATCCCTTCTGAAGTTGTGTATTCATTTTTAACAGCCCCTATACCTAAAACAGTTATATCATAATCTAATCTTTTCTTTATTAATTCATATTTATTATGATCAAATACATTATTTATAGCTTCTTCTTCTGCAATTTCAATTGAATCTTTATAATCTAGTTGCATATGCAATTGCACTTCCTCTTCTGTTTCTGGTAAAGTATTTCTATCTGTTTTAAATATATCAATTCCAGTTTCTTTTTTTACAGAATCTTTATATTCTCTAGTAAACATGTCTTCTAGTAAGTTTTGAACATGCTTTGTTCTTTTTTGTACTGAAGCGGGGTCCTGTGAATATGCTTTTATATCATATGTTCTTTCTGCAATACCATTTACAACTATATCTACAAATTTTGGTATGATAGGTACTGGTTTCCAATCTAAGTTTAAATATGATAAATCACCGTTTACAGATAATTCGTCTTTATATTTTTGTATTGATTGTTCACCCCTAGCATATAATTTTAAACGGTGAAAATTGTCTCTGTTAGCATAATACCTAGCTGTACCAGAGTCTCTTTTAAACCATTCTGATTCAACTGCTTTTGCAACTTCTAAACCATACTTTTCACTTGCTTTCTCAGCATTTGAAACTGCTTGGCTTGGGAATATGCCTTTTGGTAATAAATCCATTTATTTTATTATTTTTGAAATACTTCCTTTGTTATCATATTTTTTGAAACCAAAATCTAAAACTTTTGTTTGTCTTAATTGTTTTGGCTGGTATAAGTGTCTATTGCATGCCATAATTGCAAGCCCTGAGCTTATTGCGGCATCGTGCTTGGTTCTATTATTTATATTAAATTTAGACCAATCATTCAGTGTTGCATTGAAATATATGTTTCCATAGCTTCCATCTTCTTGTAATCCTACAAATTTATCTATATAAGATTCAATAGCCGCAGCGTGAATTTGTTTTATATCTTCAGATGTATTAGGTATACCACCTATTTCTTTTTCAGCTGTAGATAATTTATTTCTTGTTTTATCTGGCCTATTCATAGAATATCCTCGATACCCTCTTCGTTTTAAATAATACAACAATCTTGGTTTGTTATTTTCTGCAAGAAGTGGCATCCCATAAAATACTAATGCCATAAGTACATCTTCAAAAAATATTTCAGCGGTTTGAGGTCTTGCAATATATTCTAAAAAGAATGAATTGATTGGTGCATCTTCCATACTAAATTTAGTTAATCCATGTAATGCACCTTTTGAACCTCTTCCATCAGTTGTACCTGATATATCATAAGAGTCACATCCAAATGCCCCTATATGTTCGTTTCCTGGATACTTGCCCCCATTTTTAGTTATTACATGGTTTTGCAAATTTAAACTAGGAATCCAAGATATATTAAACCTTCCATTTAAATCAGGCATAAAAATTACTCTTGAATCTTTAATACCATTTTCCCATTGGAAGTTTCCTTTTGTTACAGCCCCTGATGTTAATACACCGTCGTTGTAATCTATTTGTTCATATATTTTTTGTAAATTAAATATACTGTTTTTTGTTTCATCTCTGAACGCATGTTCTTCTGTACGCGGGAACTGTCTATAAAATTCATTTAATCCATCTTGATCATTTCTTAATCCATCTGCTTCATTCTCCCAGTGTTCTATTATGCCAATGTCGATTTGATCACCATAGGGTCCCTCAACTGGAGTTCCGGGCGTATCGAATACAGGTATTCCATAAGAATCAATGAATCCTTCGTAGTTCCATTCCATAGGTATGAACAAACTATATAATCCCGAGCTAGTCTGTCCATTGCGGTTTCTTTTTGTAACGTCTGAGTCATAGTATAGTTTTTTGAAGTTATCTCCACCTTTATCTAAGGCATTAGAAGTAGACCCCATCATACATTTCCCTATTATCCTACTTCCTAGTCTCAGCGTTGTTTTAGTAACACGCCAGTTATTTAATATATTATCAGGTCTTTCCCATTTACCTGATTCATCGTGAACAAGTAATTTTAACTTTTCACCATCATAAGAGTTGTCCCCTGTGTTTTTCCAATCTATTGTTGTATCGAGCCCTTCGAGCGCGTCGGCGTTGGACTTGGTTGTACTGGTGATGGACTTTCTAGTGAGTTTGGAAGCGGGGACACGGTAGGCCAGCTCTGTCTTTGGCCTGTCCATTCCATCTTGTATTGGTTTGAAGAAAAATGGGTAGTGGGTTGATATGGGTACCACCTTGTCGGTAAACATCTTCTTTGCATCTGCACCAGTCTTCGATAAGATTCCGAATCTAGCATCGGAACTGATAGTAGCTTGGTTAACTGTTTCACTCGATGACATGAAGCTAAATCCAGACCGTCTATTCTTGAGGTAGCAAATTCCGTAGCATCTATTATCTGCCTTGCAAGCTTCCCAGAATATGAAGAATAATCTGTTTGCTTCTCTAAACTCTGGTCTCCCAACATCAATTTTGGACCACTGCAAGTAATTGTAATGAGAGCCAGTAATGTAAGTACTACGACCTTTGTTGCGAAACCAAAAGCCTTCTTCGCGTCTGGTAAATTCTCTATCAATGTATGCATGCCATGTTTCTTTAAATTCCGTTGGATATGTTTGCCAATCAAAAATTGTTTTTATATTTTTTAATTCAGCTGGATAATCTTCAGGCGTCCATTTATCATATTTGCTATACACATCTTTTTCTTCAGGCAACGCAATCTTTAGGCTTTGTATTTCATATATTTCACCTATCTTACCTGATTTACTTATAACAACTACATCATGCTCTTTGTTATATCCATACTTCCAAGCTTTCTTTTTATTTAATCTATGTATTGTTGTACGCTTAATAGGCTCAACAATTTTATATAAAGTTTGCTGATAACTCATTATTTTGATCGTTTTTCTGCAAATCCTTTAAAAGCTTCTTTATTTTCTTGTATAGGTTTATTATTTAATATAGCTTCTTCGGCTTGTATCCTGTTTAATATTTCAAACGCATCGAATATTGCTAACTTTTTTGTAGCTGCTGCATTTTTTAATCTATCAGCTGAAACGTCATCATCGGTTTCAACTATAGGTTCTTTTGCAACTTTAACAAGTTCATCAACTGCCCTATAGCCAGCTTGGATTATATTCGACTTCTTTTTCTTTATATCCATATTTAATTGAAATATCATTTAATTTTATTCTATACAATCTTTTATCACCAACAATAAATTCAAATTCAGAATAAGGTGTAAAACCTATAACTTCATTTTTAGTTACAAAATCAGAACCATCTGTATAAACTACAATTCCTTTTAAGGGTTCTTCTTTTATTTCCCATTTATCATCAGCTTGTATTGGATTTACAAAACAGTAACCTGGCATTGCTATCCAATTATCATTTCTTTTATACATATATACCTGATCTAAATAACAAAAGTACATATTATTTTTAAAATAATTTCCACTATTTTTTTCTTCCCCTCTTACATCATAGTATCTTCTGAATATATTGTGATGTACTAATACTTCATCAGACTCGCGCAGAGGCGTTTTAAACGCGCCAGGAAGAGCTTTTACTATTGCTTCCTTACTTACGTACCTATAGTCACTAATTGACGTGTTTAAGATCAAATTTTTATCGGATACTTTTTTGGTATTTTTATAGCGGTTTTCTTTTGGTTTTATAATAAGTGCATATGGGTTATTCATAATCTAAATTATACTCTACACTTATTCCCATGTTTTTGTTAAAAGATTTCCAAAGTAACACTTCTTTATTCTTTTTAATATATATTTCGTAATCTGTATCTTTTTCTAATATATTTGTGATTACATGGTTACCATAAACTTCCTGACCAATTTGATAGTGCATTGCGTTATCCTTATAGTCTCTTCCTATACTAATTTTTCTTATTAGTTTCATTTGATTCAATTTTTTCTAGCTCACCTGTTTCAATGTTTATATTGCATTTTCCATATATTTCTTGTAAGCTAGATTTCATATTATTTAATTGTATTTCTAACTGTGAAAATTCATGGGCTAATTTATGACCATTTATAGTATTTAACCCAATTTCATTTTGTTTTGTAGATATT